CGGGACGCGCTCGCCGTAGTTACGCACCCACATTCCATCACCACCATGGCTAGCGTCAACTGGGAACAAGCCAAGCGTCATCAAGATTTCAGGAACCGTGATTCCTGTATCAGCAGTCAATGTTTCAAAAGTATTGTAAGTATGGCCATCATCACTGCCGGTACCCGGGTCGTTTGAGTTATCAATGACATCATCAAGTTCCGCAGCGCCTACGTCGCCAGTCGTACCGGCATTCACGGAGTCGTACTTAGCCGAGCCGGCAGTTCCTGGTGGGACCAGCGCACCGTTGGTGTAGTTGGCATTGGTCAAGTTTATCGCTTTCCATGCGCTCGATGCGGCCGATTGGTCTACCGTATTGTCAGCAGCGTTGTTGTTTTCAATTACTTGAATTTCACCGTCCTGGAGACGCAACCCGCCAACCCATTCCCAAACGTTCCCATTGAGGTCAAAGACGCCTTCATTTGAATTATCGTGCGCCCAAGACTTAGGACCTGAACCTGTGGCCACGCGCCCGTCGGTTAGCGGGTCGCCGTACTGATAGGTCACTAAACCCCGCTCATACGTGGCGGAATAGTCTTTGCCATAATTGTTGTTACCCCTCGGCATAAAGCCATTAGCCTTACACCAAAGTGCCAACGCCGCCCATTCGGCATTAGTCATCAGGTGCCAGCCGGCGCCTTTGTTTTTGCAATACGTTAAAGCCTGGTCAAATGTTGTGTAGACTTTCGGGTCTTGCCCTGGGATGGAATACGCCCGGTCGTCGTGTACAATGTTTTGAAACTTGGATATAAAAATTTCGGATTTTACTACACCGTTAACAATGAAAGCGGGATGAGGCTCAGCTGCTCCGCCGCTAATCACATCACTGATATTAAATTTAGGGATAACCACCATGATTGACGGGTTCCCTTTGTCGTCGTAAAGAACGGTATTTTTTCCACCGCTTGCCGCCTCTACTGCCTGGCGATAAGTGTCTTTGATAGAAAACACAAAGGACATTATTCTGCTACCTCCTCATTATTGTTTGAAATTGATTCCGGCAGTCCCCACAAATGAAGCTTTACCTGGGACATATCCAGCGGCAGTTCCCGCTCTGCCATTACCGGGTCGCCATTTTCATCTACTTCCCCGGTGTCATAAAACTCGGTGGCCACAGGCGGAATTACAATACTGGCCACATACCAACTGCCGACACCTTCTACCAGGCGGGTAAAGTCGCGGTCCAGGGAAATATCGACTACTTTTTGCACCTGTCCCTGCCTGGCCTGTAAATCAACCGTGATTTCACCGATATTTGGCACCGATACGGTTAACTCGGTACCGGCAACAGAATAACCGGCCTTAGGGCCGGTGTTTACGTTAGTTACTATCACGTTTTATCCCTCCTGTTACCTAATTGTCGGGTTTAACAGTGTCCACATAAAAGTTACTGTATTAGCGGAGCCCGTCATGCGAACCTTAAACCCGTTCTGAGTTTTGTCATAGACAATAAGCTCCCCCACCCTGCCGATATCGTCGGCGCTCAGGATGCTCAGCTGCACGTCGTAGTCCGGTGCGTTTAGCTGAGCATAAGAGTCGGAAGGTAAGCTTACCAACACGTAAGCATCGGAACTACGGAAATAGCTCTCACCGGAGCTTGTGATGGTAGCCTGCCCCTGCAACATCCTTTGCTTAACTGTCTTGTCGTGTTCCAGCGCGTTGAGCCTGGCTTGTTGCAATGCTGCCAGCAGCGCCAAACCAATATCATACTGGGCAACCATCATACCCGATTCCAGTCGGTTTAGATTGACTTCGTTTACCGGGGTACCCTCGACCAGCACTTCACCGGTGCTTGCATCTACAACCCGGTCTTCCCATTCGATGGGATCATACGATTGATTTCGCAGATCTGCGATAGCCAATTATCACACCTCCTGCACCGTGAATCTAAATTCTAAAAGTAGACCCTTGCCTTCCTCATGTAGCTGCTGATCCGTCCGCTCGGCAAAGACCTGACCGTCTTTATCGATAAGGCGGGCCCTGGTTACGGTTCCATGCGGATCATTCTGCGTTAGATAAATATGTTTTCTTACTGTTGTGCCATCCAAGATGGAACGTCTGATTTTAGCCTGATACGTCTTCCCGTCAATGGTGAAGTCTGCGGAGACAATTTCCTCATCAATGAATGCAGCCAGTTTTTGTAGTGCTGCAGTAGTTAACAATTACGCCACCTCCTCTCCGCAATAGTAAGGACCGCACGGAAAGGAATGCCCCTGGCCTGTTACTGCTAAGCCGCTGATGCCTGCTGTTGATGTTCGCAATGAACCGCTATTAGCAGATTCGGGCACAATACCGGACTTATACTCACCTGAGTATGGAAATACCCATGTGCCGATAATTCTTTGTCCGCTGATGCCGACCGCGGTTTTTAATACAACTCCTTCACTGCTGGAAGCCTGAACGGGTCCACTGTAAGTGGTAGCAGCGATATTAAAAAAGCTGTTTCCTGTCAAGGAAACAGCTTGAATACCGGCAGCAACATCCTTTCTTTGGCCGGGCGATGACCACCGGGGCCATCTGCCGGTTTTAACCGATCCTGCTCTCAATTCAAGGTTAACCTTACCGCGATTTCTGTGGTTTGCATATATAACATAGCCTGATTCACGATTAGTAGAAAGCAAACGAAAGCTATACCCGAGATGCGCCGGCTTGCAGCGCTCTAAAATCACAATCAGCGGACCGAAATCGTAGATATCTTCATTTGACTCGATTGCAAACGGTAATATTACCCTACCCCAAGCTAACGTAATTGTTGGCTCAACTGCTTGCAGCACTTTAGTAAGGCTACTTCTACCACCGCGCTTCTTTGCTAAAACCTGTTGTCGCCGCGCTTGGTAATCCAGGTCCTCATTTACAGGCAGGCCATGCTGCTCTTCCCAAAGGCCTAGCCCCCATGTAGCAGTCAATACGAAGAATTGTTTTAAAACCTCGTCCAGCGCGTAGTTGAGCTTATCAATCTCTTCGCCCTGGGCCTCCAGGATGGCATTCATTACCCGCGATTCGCCATAATACGGCGGCAAGTAGCTTAGCATTCTTTCTTTAGCAGTTGTCATTCATAACTCACGCTCCCCAGGTCGGCCAGTTCGGTGACTTCAAGAGTGATATTATCCCTCGCGCCGTCAAGCAGAAGTTCACCCATATCGAGAACACCGGGAGCATTTATTATCTCTGCCTCAGCTCCCTTTATTCTGATGGTGCCACTCGGGCTAATTTTCTTTAGATAGTTCGCGAGTGCTTCCTTAGCGTTGGTCTTAGCTTGATCCAGGGTATACCCTGCCTCGGGAACCAGGCCCAGTATAGATGCGTCTATCAGCCTGACTTCTGCCGTAGTGACCGTTACGCGGGCACCCACCGGGGCCTTGCCTTCACCTATCCCCTGCCCGCCAGGGTCGAGATATTCCTGCATAGCATCTATCGTTGACTGGGGCGCAAACCGTCCATCCGGATCCAGAATGACCACTCGAACTGTGCCTTCCCCCTGCCACAAAGGTTCGACAAGTACGTTTCCCACGCCGGAGACTTCTTTGGCCCATATCTCATAATCCGATACGTTACCGTCCCCTTCGTCCTTCTTAGCACTTTCCAATATTCTGGCCCGGAGGCTTTCATCATCTTCCTCGTCTAGTCCGCCGGTAGTGGGTTCGGGGTTGGTTACTGATGTTATGCCGGAAATTGATTCCAACATTAGGGTAATGGTATTTGATGCCACATTTCCACTGGCACCGGCCTCCAGAGCCTCAATGTCAGCCGTTGCACTACCAGTATCGCCTATTGTTACTTCGGCAAGAGTCTGAAACTCCACGGATAGGGTATTTTCATTCGCCGGCGTTGCTACTCGGGTACCGGCCGGTATTACTGTACCCGGGGTCCCTGTAAATGTAACAGATCCGGTGGCAGCGACCGCCGGCCGCCTTTCAACATCATACTCTTCGGCACGGAGGTCCAGGTACTCGCCAAACGTGGTCTGCACAAACGCTCTACGAAGCACTTCCTGTACCCAAATGGCAGCTAGCGCAAGTTCGATGGCTGCCGGGGAAAGAGCGTCCCAAATATAATCCCCTTCGGCCTTTGATATATCAGGAGGTAAGGCATTAAGCATACGCTGAAGAATAGCTTCAAAAGTTTGGTCTGTGAGGTATTCAGGCAGTTCAGCCATTCAGCACCACCTCCAGTCGTTCAGGTGGCCCCACCACTGGCACAACGGTAAAACTAACCTTTACCGCATCACCTTCCCACTCAAAAACGAAATCTTTAACCATTTTAGTCCTCGGGTCCACCAGCAAAGCCTCGGTGATTACCCGCTCCAATTCAGCCTCCACAGCCTTTCTGGACGGCTGCTTCAGTGCCTGCTCAACTTCCGAACCGTAATCAGTGCTGTAAATCAAGTAGGCAAAACGTTCTGTCATCACTGTCTTCACACACCCCTGTACCCACGCAGTATGCCCATCTGCCTGCACCACCCGCCCCGAACCGTCAACCACAAAGTCACCTTTCGCAAAATCAAAAAGCCAGCTTTTGCCATACCTGGGTGCTGGCTCTGTTTGCTGCTGCTCTATGATTTCCGGCACTTCAAAAGTAGGGTACAACGAAGCCAATTTGAACACCTGCCTTAAAATATGCGTTCTACTGAAAAAGGCATATGTTTCTTGCGCCATTCTGCGGCAACTCTTGCTGCTTCAATTTCGCTATCAAACAAACCAAGATAATGATTTTTCCCATTTAATTGTGCTTGAGCTACCCATTTATTTTTGTCTTTTCTCCATGTCACGCCCCTATGTAAACTAGAACCACCACGCGATGAAACGTTTTGGGCACTTTGTTGTGGAGTTACAATACGTAAATTTGCTTTTCGATTATCCAATACCCCACAAAGGGATCCTCGCTTCTAAATTGTTTAGAATACAATCTTCTATTTTCACAGTAGACTTGTAATCTTTATTGGAAAAAGTATTGCCTGTGCGTTTCCAGCGAAGATAATGCTTGTTACACATTCCATACGCCATAACAGGTTGCTCGCAATTCAGCACAGAACACAACTTCTTCTTTTTCATGTTTAAGAGTTCACCACCTTTGACAGTATAACTGGCTCAGTTCCATCCAAGATCCAGACCGCCAGCACCCGGTCTCCGGGCTTTAGGTCGGGTTTAATTTCTATTTTCACTTGGTCTACGTCCTTGGCACGCCAATCCCACCGTGTTTGCTGTGTCCATTCCGTTACAGGCTCCGGCGTGCCATCATCTTTTACTGGGTATTCCCCTTTACCAACCAGCGAAAAAGCAGGAAAGGTTAACTTTGCCGTCCAGTCAGCTACGAGATATTCTCCTTTTGGTATCGGCACTGCAAACCTGTCCAGTTTCAGACTCATGTCGTCCTGGATAGTGCCCAGTTCCAGCGCATCGGGCCGTTGTGTCTGGCTTGCTATCCTTTCAGCTATTACCTGTGCCAATTTGCTTGCACCGCTATTCAACATCATCTACCTCCATTACCATGGTTCGATTGGTAGCATCGTGAGTTATACCAGATATTATGTAGTATCCGTTCAGTGTACCGGCCACAATCTTTACCTTGTCGCCCTTGCGGAGAAAAGGCAGGTCTGGAGCCTGCACCCTCCGCCTCTTCCTCGGCTGACCTCTTTCTTTCAAAATATCCTCTGCTGCACTTTTAGCCGCCGCCGGAGTATCATGCTGCCGTTCATAAACCACTTCTTGGAGTACACCAAATTCTGTCCTGCCGTCCAGCTGTGCTACCACCGGCGCTTTGCCTTCCTTATCCTCTGCACCAATGATTTTCACTCTTGTTACAAGGTCTTCAATATCCTGCCGGTCCTCTATACTTTCTACGTTTGTATCAGCTGTAAAACAATAGACCGGGCTGTTCTGTCCCGGCCTGATTATGTCTATTTTACCTTGCTTGCTCCGCACAACCCACTTGCCCGCACCGCGCTTTTTAGCCTGGTTCAGCACATCAAAAATCATGTCCGCTAGGCTCTGACCCCTGAACACCTGCTTTGCAAGGGCTGTATCCGGACCTTCCACGGTACCCAGAGGAATTCCCCAGGCTTTTGCAATGTCCTGTATTATTGCTTTTGCAGTCGTACCGGACCTGTAGTACCTGTCATCCTTGCTTTTGGTTAGATAAATAAGCTGGTCATAAGCGGCAACAGTAAAATGCCCCAGCGGATCCGTTCGATAGTCCCAGGTAAAGATAGTACCTCGAAAAACCTCCTGCATACCGGATCCCCAATCGGCAAACAGGAACACCTGCCCACCAAGAGGAATAAGCTGGTGAAGCCACTTCCCGCCGGCAAGCTGCTGGTTCTGCAGCTCTACCTCCAGCCTAACCGCCAGTTCCCCTTCATTTTCCTCCCAACTTAAGGAACGTAAAAAAGGCGAGAGGTCTATTCTCTCGCCTAAAGGGCTAAGAAAAGCCAGCGAATATGTGATTTTAGAAACATCAATCAACAGCACCACCAGCCTTTAGACCGCATACAGTTTATTTTTATGGTGTAGTGTAATATAATGTGTTGTGTAAGGACTAATAAAAAATTCATCGAAGGAGCACACGAATATGGCCGTATGTCTTAATTGTGGCGAACCATTAAAAGCACTTCCTTCCGAAATTAGAAAAGGGCGTAAATTTTGTTCTCGCTCCTGTTATGATGCATATCGTTCTCGGACAACAAAAACCTGCCCTTCTTGCGGAAAAGAGTTTAAACCTAACAAAAACAATCAAAAGTTTTGTTCTCGCGAATGCTATAACACTTTTAGGGCCCAGAAAAAGCCTGTGGTTTATTGCTTAGAATGTGGAGCCCTGGTTCGTTATGGAAAAAAGTACTGTTCTTCATCTTGTGCGAATAAGGCAAGAGGCCGCCTTATTTCTAAGAAAGTTGAACTTATATGCGAAAATTGTGGTAAAAAATATAAAGTACCACCACACGAAGCGAAAAGATCTCGTTTTTGCTCCGCAAGTTGCCGTAGTCATTGGGTTGCTACTCATACCCCGCGAAGCCATAAAAAGATTATAGAATCACATGGTTATCGTTTTGTTCGTGTAGGTCCAAAGCAATATGTTCCTGAGCATATAAAAATATGGGAAGATGTTTTCGGCCCCATCCCAGAAGGCTATATTGTTCATCACAAAAACAATGATCCTTCCGATAATAAACTAGAAAATCTTGAATTACTTAACCGTAGTGAACATATGGCATTACACAATTCGAAAACTCACCCCAACCTATTGTCCAATAAAATGGAATCCTATATTAAGAAATTACAATACCTAGCAGATATCCTTGGCAGGGCTCCTACTAAGAAAGAAGTAAACGCTGTTGCTGGACTTCCTCCTGTAAATAGCTTTAAGAAATACTTTGGCTCATGGAAAGCAACATTAAACCACATTGGGCTTAATCCTCTTCCTCCTGGATCTGGCGCACAAAAAATCAAATTAAAAGCAAAATCATCCAGGAATTCTCAAAACCTGTCCGGGAAAGATTAATGACGGATTTTTTCCTATAACCTCAACATTCACGTTGTAAATTTCCCGCCAACGGCTGCCGTCGCCTAGGGTTCGTTTGGCTATCGCCCACAGCGTATCCCCGGGCTTGACGGTATATGTTTTCGGGGAAGGCGGCGCTGATCTTGCAGTTTTTTGTCTAGTCATTCGAGCTTGTTCTCCATCAACCAAGACAACTAATTCTCTTGCTTCCACGAGTTCTATTCTATACTGGCAATCTCCATAGCCTCCTCCCCAAGTGTGCTCAAAGGTTTCAATGTAGCAGTCAAGATTAAGTGGAGTCTCGGTCACCAGTAGACGGACTTTCGTGTTGTTTCTGCGCCAGAGAGAAATCAGCCCAACTAGAACTTTCGGATCCTGCCACGATTTCACGTAAACAGCACCTTCCCGGGCCTGACCTGGGAAAAAGCTTTCCCAAGATATCCGGGCTGGAATAATCCCCCGCGGCAGGGCTATATCTCCCAGTTCAATCACTTCAAAAGTCTGCATCTTGCCTTCAGTCTGTGCAGTTATCTTTTCTGGATTGACAGGCAAATGAATACGGCTCCCGTCAGGAGCCGTGAGGTAGAAGTCCATGAGGATCACCACGTCTTTACAAACAGGATTTTCCTCTTTCCTGTTGAAATGCTGTAATATCTTATGCCAAAGTTCAATGAAAAGGAGGTGAATAACTTGAAAAAGGCTGTCCGATTAATTATTACTTGTCCGAACTGTAGGGAGTTCTTTTCACTATCTATTGAAGGAGAATATCAAAGCCGTAACACCTACTATTGTCCAAACTGTACTGAAGAACTTTTTTCTTCAAACATACATGCTGCCTTGAATAATGCACGTGAATACAATAACCTGATTGACTGGTTCGAAAACCAAAGAGATATCGGTATAGAACTCAGTTTTGACGACTATCGTTAGGCACAAACGCAACCTTAATAATACCTTCATCTAGCTGCTTGACCAATGTTTTCATCTGAGTAACTGTCAACTCAGGAAGATTCCTCCGAATAGCATAAGATAAGTTACGTTTCCAATCGGCACATTCTTGGGCATAAATTCTTTCTTTGTCTAGCTCTATCTCTTCCTTACTTGTTTTACTAAGGATTGGACTAACTAGCATTTTGGCCACACCCCCTAGTCATTTTGATAAACGCAGCTTTTAAGCCAGAGGCCACACTTTCCACCACTTCTTCAGGCTGAGTTGAAACCTGCTTCTTCAACTCAGCCACTTCTTTCTCTAGCCGAGATAAGCGTTCTTCAACCGTCATGTTATCACCCCTTTTCACATCAGGAGCCGTGAGGTAGAAGT